TTAAAATAAAGTATTCCAAGTAACACGTCCAACTACTCCATCAACTTCTAATCCTTTCCGCTTTTGATAATTACGGACGCCCTTCGTCGTAGCCGCATCGAATTGACCAGTGGCCGGTACCTTGACCGCATTCTGAATCCGTGTGATGTCTTCCGTCTTCATCCCTTTTGCCCCTTGGTAGAGTGCGACACCTGGGTAGTCGACGATTGCTTCTTTCGCACCGGATGCAGTTGCCGGTTTAGCTGCCGGTTTTTTGACGATCAGTTCTTTCCCTTTGATGATTGTCGTGCCATTCAGCTTGTTCCATTTCTGCAGTTCATCGACCGAGACGTCGAATTTCTTCGCGATACCGATTAAGGTGTCTCCTGCGACGATTCTATGAGTGGACGATTTTCCGGTAACAGGAACACTTGTTACTGGTTTTATGGTACCATTTTTGGTAGTTGGTGGTTTTTTACCCGCTCGAAGTTGTGCAATTGTCAACCCGAACGTGTACTCGAGGTGTGGTGCATCGCGGAATCCCCGCCAATCCCCACCCCACTCGAATCCAAGTTTCTTTGCGATCCGGACGACTTCTTTCCAGTCCGCTTCCCCGTCCCGATCATAGTCCGCGGATTCAGACCACGTGACTTCTTGTCCGCTCGGCGTATAAAGCGCGAAGTCGATCGCGAGTCCATAATTGTGGTTCGAATACCCTCCCGGTGCGTTCGTGACGATTTTCCCGGCTTTCGTACGTCCTTGTGCATACAAGGCGTCCTGTTCTGCTTTCGAACGGTACGCTTGCGTGATACAGACGGGAACGCCCTGGGCATGCGCGAGTTTGACGAGTTGTTTCCCCATCTCGCGGACGACCGGGTTGAGTCCCGGGTCGTCAAGTTTGCGGTTCGCTTTTTCCTGTACGAATTGAAGTGATACGGTCATGGATACGTCCTCCTTATAATGCCTTGTCTTGTTCTTTGTCGTCCTTGACCTCAGCGATACTCAGCTCACTTGAAATCGGCTTCACTTGTTCTTCTTGTGTGGCTGCTGTCTCGATGATCGAGTCGACAGCACGCGGTTCCTTCTCACCTTGCAATTGTGTTAAAGCATCGACCAGCTGTTGCGGCATCGGTACATTCAACAATGCTAGATTCTCTGCGACCGACAAGGCTTCGCGCGCGATATAGTAATACAGGGCTAATGTCCGGATGATCGGTAATCCACCGTTGATCAATTCATCTGCCAATACGGCGATGATGATGACGATGAAGACGATTCCTTTTCGAATGCCACCCCAGAACATCACATCACTGTTGACACGCTTATGTTTATAAGCCGCTAAAAATCCGGTTAAATAATCCACGATCATCAAACACACTAGAATTTTCAATGCAGCGTCCCATCCTCCGAACAATGCCGTCACTACGGTACCTATTACAGCAAATGCACCCTCGATTAAATGATGTGTTCTCATAAATAACCTCTTTCTTAGTTAAAATAAAAGCGCCCTGAAGGACGCTGTGGAGATGTACTATCTTAATGTAAGATGATGCGATTGGCGGGTACGATGGATTTTATTCGGTCGGTACTTCGAGTTGTTGAACTGCTCCGACGATGCAATCTGCATATCCATCTTGATTAAGAATCGCATCGACATCCGGTTTGTATTTTGCATAAATCAATGTGTTGACGAAATACGCCCGATATTTTGCTTGCCCCAATTCGAGTGACTTGTCTGCTTCTGCTTCAATACGACCTGCGATAAATGTAATCATTTTCGTATTCTCCTTTTATCCTAGTAGAGTTGGAATTACGTCTGTCAAAATGTTGTCTAACGTCAATGTGAGTGCTTCATTTTGATTACGAAGTGAACTGTTGTCGTCTTGCAATTCTTTTATTTTTTGTAAAAGCTGATATGCTGGTACAGTTTGTTTAGTTGTACTAGAAGCAGATACAATCCCCTCTTTATTCACTGTGTCCACTGTAATCATGAACTCCAGTTCCATACCAATCTCAAATTGGTCACTCTTTGCAACACTATGACCTTCTTTAATTGGCGAGGGGAGTTTTTCATGGATATGCGTCACAATTTTCGTATCATTTTCATACTCCAAGTAATACATGAAATCACGCTCCTTTATTGAATTACGGTCGGTGCTGGCGGTGCTGTGTACCCGTATTCTACTTTGTAGTCACGTGCGGCTGCGTAACCAATACCATCAGTGTGTTTCAAATATAGTTGGATTAAATCGTTTTTTGAAACGGTGATTAGTTCGGAATAAACTGTATAAGAACCACTTCCCGAAAGACGCTCTGCACCGACCGGGATTCCATTTTTGTAGATTTTACCGGATGAGAAACCCTGCGAACCCGGCATCGACAAACTAAAAGTAACTAAAATTTGTCCGCTGACCGGAACTTTTATTTCTTTGTACTTCGTAAAAGTAGTGTCTCTTGCGGTCACTAAACTGGAAGACGCACCAGACGTCATGAACCCAGTACCAGCAATTGCTGTTGCCGGATCCAATGTTCCAATCACACCGGAGATGTTTACATCTCGTTTGATGTTCTCTGGTTTCAAGTTCGGACTTCTACCTCCATAGTTCCCACCATGATCTCGAATATCTGGCATGATCACACCTCCGAAATGAGTACACCATCGGTATCATATGAAAGAGTGAAGGTGACAGTCTTTCGAACTATCGTTCCATTCTGCTCGTAATATGTGATGGTTCTCGTCGTATAACTTGGACTGGAACCGCCCGAGAGGACGGATGTCGCATATAAAGAATTATCAGACTTGCGACGATACGTCACTATCGTATAGATGCCGTTGGCGTCTTTATTCGTTTTGATAGTCTTCAAATCGTCCGTCTTATCCAATAAAACGCCAATTTGATCTGCTACTGTTTTAACAGCCTTTGGAGTGGCAGCAAGTACCTCACTGTTACTGTCTGTTGCATTTGATAATTGAACTCGTCCTTTAGTTGTAACCGAGGCATCGTTATGGGCTTCCTCAATCCCAACTTCCCAGCGATTGATATCACTCTCAGTAACGGGATCATTCCCTTGCCAGTTCGTTTTTGCTGTGTAACTCAAGCCTTCACCTCCCAAGTGAATACGAAATCAATCAACTGATCCGCGGCAATCGCGACATCAATCGACTTCGCATTGATCAAGTTCTGATTCTCGTCATACGCCTTAATGGACGTTATCCGTGAAATACCGCTCAAGCTACATGCTTTGACCGTGACGAGTGGTCCTTCCGCTACGATGCTATCCTTCTGTACGACGATGGTGTCATTGAGCTTGATGGTCTGGATGCGTCCTGCTAAATCTGCCGCGATTCGTGATAGATAGGTCGTCTGTAGGGTCATACGATCACCTCGTTCTCTGATTTGAGTACTGCCTGACCGACACGCCACTCGTTTACTTTCCGATACGTCCGCGCCGTGATCCGGACTCGATCCACGATGTGTAGACTTTCCGCTGAAGATAGTCGCAAGACCATCTCGAGATGTGACGGTTTTACTTTCTGAATGGCTGTTCGCATGTCAGAAAAGTTCTTCATCGCTTCGACCGGGAAGTTAATCCAGAAGGCGTACTCGTTCGGCATGTTCTCGACTCTCGAGATGAACGCTTCCAAGTAGCTGTCGACGATCGTCTCAATCAATCGTTCATTCGGCGTCGCGCCCTGCCCAATCTTGGACTTGATACGTTTTCGCCGCTCTTCTTCCGTCCCGTCTGATGATGCGACCCGGTAATCACGTTCCCATAAAGACAACGCCCAGGTTGCACGTTCGAGATCGAGTTGTGCCTCGAGTTCTTCTTGCAACGTCTCGATGATTATCAATTCCTTCGCTTGCGCTCCATAGATGGATTGCCAGACAGCTGATTGACGATAGATTGGATAGACATGCTCAAACAGTCGTTCCTTTAATTCTTCTTCATTCATGGAGATTTACCACGCCTTGTGTCACGACGCGGTCACCTGGAACGACGACGTTCGTCGCTGAACCGTTCAGCGTCAATCCGGTGTAATCAACCACGCCGTCGATATCGATCAACAGTGCACCGACCTTCGCATAGTTGACGCGGAAGTCGACCACGTCATTCGTTTCCCACGCCCGTTGGTTCAACTCTTCTAAGTACACGGCCATCTTCTCTGCGAACTGCGAACGGACGGAATCGAGCGAGACGCCTTGTAGTTGCAACGTCGCTGTCACCTGCAGCGGCAATTCTTCTGAACCGACGACCGTGACCGTCGCACCGATCGGCGCATCACCTTTTCCGCGTCCTTCTCCTGCTACTGGGTCAATCTTTTCTTTGACTGCAGCAATGATGTCAGCAGTCGGTTTCTCATAGGTGATTTTCGTAATCAAGACTTTCACGGTACCGCGTCCCGCCCAGAGCGGGATGACTTTTACTTTACCGACGCCGTCGACGCCAAGTGCCCACGTCACGTAATCGCCGTCATTCCCTCCACCACGTTCTTCTGAGACATATGCGAAGTAACGGGAACGGTAACTGTCGTTGTCCTCTTCTTCTGCACCGAGCGTCGCGGCGACGGGATTCGTCACCGTATTGATGCCGATGTCTGACGCAAGCTGAATCGCACCAGCAGGTACCCGACCGATTTCACCCGCTTCGATTGCCACGACTTCGATGGAGAGTCGACCGCTCTCTGGAATGACACGTTCGGTCTGGTCGAGGATTTCAAACTCGATCGCCTCCTCGTCCTCCCGAAGAACGACGGTCGAGAACGTCGTATCCGCTGGAATGACGTTCCCTGGTGCTCCTTCGATATCGACGAGTGCTCGAGCGGGTTGTGCCTCGATACGGGAAAGTGTCGGTACCCGGTTCAGGACGACACGATCCAAGTTCTCATCTTCTGCCGTACTCGCGAAGGACGCCCGCATGATGTTCTGCATGTAGAGACGCTGCATCGCGAGTTGGTTCGCCACCGGTGCCTGGGCGTCGTAGATGTATGAACCTTCCCGTCGGTCCCATTTCGGGTCGGTCATGCTGAGCATTCGGTCAAGGATGACATCCTCGTCTTCTTGCAGTGGTGCCGGGAGATCAGGTAGATCCAATAGATTCGCCATCTGGTCCTTCCTCCTTCAGTTGTTCTGTCGTCGTCGTTTCGCCGACGATCGTATTCAAATCAATCGTCGCCTCGAAACGCCGTTCTACTTTGATGACATCGACCTCGTCGACCGAGACGATGCGGTCGTCATAAACGATTGCATCCATCAAGCTATCCGCGATGAACAGGCGCTTGACATCGTCTGAGACGTCAAGACGCATGTCATCCTTCGCCTCGCACCCGTAATCCTCCGAATAGATCGGATAGGCATCCCGCGGTGTCAGGATCATCTTCGAGATGACGTTCTTGAGTCCATCGATCCCGTCATCGACAAAGATTTCGTCATTCGAGCCTTTCACGAACTCGCCTGTTTCGAAATCAAATAGCGGTGTCAACATGCCACCCGCTTGTTCCGTCTCTTCTTCGGCATAGACGTCATCCACGACGACTTCCGGTAATAGTCCCTCTTGTTCTTCTACGTCCGCCATTTGGTCACCACCATCCATTTTTCTGTCCGGTTCCGGATCGGCATCAACAAGACATGGTCTCCCGTTGCTGTCGTCATCGGATCGAAGACGTCTGCACGTGCCACCCGTTTCTCATCGATCATGAAATCCGCCGACGAGCAGATGCCGACGTAGCCACCTTGTCGCACCGGTTGCAATATCCACTGGGAACCACTTGCGCCGGTATCGCTGATTGCCTGCAGGATGACGAGTTCTCCTTTAACGAAGAAGTGCGCATCCATGACGAAGGCATCCGCGTCCCGTTCGCCGACACCTGAAATGTTGACGACGAGCGGTTCGACTTGGACGACCGTCCCAATCAAGATATGTTCTTGTGATGTCGTTGGTGTCAAAAACAGTTGACTGAAACGGGTAGCTGGATCTTTCATGCTCGTCCCTCCTAGAAATTGATGTACGTATGCGGATTGACCGCATGGCTCTTGCTATAGGTCCATCGACCGCGGTGGAGTTCAAAATGAAGATGCGGCCAATCCGACCAACCCGTGTTCCCGACATAGCCGATCGTCGTGTTCACCGTCACCTTCTGACCGACCTTCACCTTTGGCTTCGCGTGGATATGAGCATAGACACTCTCCCATGTCTGACCGTTGATTGAATGGACGATATAGACGACCCAACCATATGACGTTGACCAACCTGATCGTGTCACGGTACCATCCGCGACTGGATGCAAACGTACTTTTCCGGTCTTCGCGCGGTCAATCAGGATATCGATCCCGAAATGACCAGCTGGTGTCTTGAATTGCTTCCGTCCCATCCAGCCACCGCTCATCGGACGGACGAATGCCTTGTTCGATTTCGAAGGCGATGTTTTCCCGCTTTGAATCCGGACCTTGTAATGTGAGCGGATCTTATCCCACTCGCCTGCTTTTTGCCGGGCATCCGCTCGACCTAGTCCTTTTTCGAGGATGCTGATTTCGACGTCCCGACGTCCGAATGGGATGCATTCCTTTGCCGGGAGTCCCATGTCGATCCGTTTACCTTTGATGGCACCCCCGACGTCTTCCGCGAGATAGATGCCGCTGTATTCCGGTTTCGCCCGACACTTGATGTAGACGACGGAACCCATCGGTATCAGCTTCGGGTCGACGGCGATGCTTCGCTTCGTCTTGAATTTGTTGCCGGATGCGGTCGTGCCGGTACCGTTGATACCACCTAGAGCGGGATTGTACGCTGTCGCGACCCAGCCCTTGCTGAACTTCAAGCGGATGCCTTTGATGGATTCTGTGGTGTTGCCGAGTCCGTCCTGTTTCTTCTGGACGTCCGGCTTCTCATAGCTGATTGACGGCAACGACGTGCTCACGACGGCGTCCGCGTCCATGACGACATGATTCGGGTAGATTTCATATTTCACGTTGTCGAAGTAATACCCGTGTGCAATCAAGTCATCTTTCGACTTGATGTAGGCATAATCACCGGAGAAGAACCGCTGCGTCCCCGACGTCGCAACATGACGGAACGAACGGGTCACTTTCGACCGGTTCTGTCGATCGAGAGCTTTCTTTGCTTCCCGTCGTGCATCGGCATCGTTCGTCGCATCGCTCTTGATGTAAGTCGAGAGCCGTCCGTATTTCTTGATGCTCGTCGTGCTCTTGGCGATGCCGTCCGCTCGTCGTTCGCGGTTCCGTGCCCGGACATAGTTCTTCCGGTCCTCGTTCGACCGCTCGACTTGCGCATCCGTGATGCCTTCGCTGAGGACAGGCACGTTCTTCGGTCGACTTCGCTCGTAGACCTTCAACCCGTTATCGTAGCGGATCCAGTACGACTTCTTCGTTTTCTTCTTGTCTTCCGTCAGAAGGGACGCAAGGACGGAGTAATAGCTGTCGTATTTGTCAGCCCGGTAGTCTAGCGTCTGGCGATGCGTATACTTCCCTGCTGGTAGCAGTTTCGGTTTGATGCCGGCTCGTCTGCAGATTGTGTCAATCGCCTTCCGTGTCGTCGTGCCTTTCTTGAAATAGAAGTCATCCTTGTTTTTGACGAGGTAGAGCAGCGGGTCGTACGCGGTGATGTTGATCACGCGGTCCTTCCGCTTGATGACGAAGATGTGACCGAAGAACCAGAGTCGCTTTCCTTGCCGGACGGAGATATGTGCCCCATCCAGTTCCGGTAACCCGGATACGCGCATCAAGTCGAGGGACAGCTTGACCGCCGCTTGCGAGACGCTGTCCTCGAGCTTGATCGGAATGATGACGGCTTCACTAACGTCATACTTAGAATCGATGTAGACGCGGAGATCAGCCATAGTACAACACCATCCCCGGATAGAGTCGGTTCGGGTTCTTGCCGATCGTCTTCTTGTTACGGGTGTAGAGCGTCCGCCAATTGATCTTCAGGCGTTGAGCGATGACCGTCAGTGAATCATTCCGCTTCACGACGTACTTCTTCGGTTTCGAACTCTTCTTCGTCGTTTTCTTCTTCGTGGATTTCCCACGCTTCGACGAGCCTTTTCCTTTTTTCTTCAGCTTGCTGACTTTCGGGTACGCGTATTCCTCGAAGCTGATCTCGAACTCGAGATCCGATTGTTTGGCTGATCGCCCGAGTTTCGGTTTATCCTGCCAGGAACGATAGGAAAGGATGCGACAGCGCATCGTCTGCTTCGTGTCCGTGATGGCGAGGGTCACGACCTCTTGTTTGCCTTTAATGCGACGCAACGATGCATCCAGCGTTCGTGGCAGTACGAAAGCGCCCGTCTGATACGTCCGCTTCGTCCCCGGAAAATGACTCGTCAGAGAGAACGTCCGGAGTCCGGTCGCCGTGATGAAGGAATACGTCTTTCCGCGGATCCCGTCGTGCGATTCTGTCTTCTTGTCTCCCCCGGATAACCCAAGACCCGGAGGCGTGACAGGGAACGTGAGCGTTCCTTTACTATGCTTGATCGTAATCAATCCAACATCGCCTCCAAGTTATGTGTCGGTAGGTTTCGGTCCAGTTCTTCCATCTTGTCTGCGATGAACGCCATCAAGCGCATGCCAGTCTGCTCGAGCTTCACGGCATCGTCACCCAATGCACCGAGTTCATCCGATCCGATGTTAAGGTGGAAGACGTTCTGAGCTTGCGTATTTTGCGACTGGTTGACTTGATTCGTGATGCGTTTGCCCATCGCGGATGGTAATGCCTGGCGAGACTGTGCCTTAAAAGGCGTCATGATGCCTTGAGCTATGGCGGTTTCGGACATTTTCTTGAGGAGAGGAATGCGTTGTTGCATTCCTACCTCATGTCCTTCCACGGTAGAGGCACCGATCGGTATGATCGTTCTAGCGGGTGAATTGATTTTGAGCCCTTTGCTGAACCATGATGGAATCAAGTCCGTTAACTCAGATACCTTGTCCGAGACCCATGTGAACCCGCTAGCGAGTCCGTCCACGAGACCACGAATGATGTCCTTCCCAATTGAACTCAAGTCAATGTCTTTGAAAAACTTGACCGCTGCATTCCAGCCGTCGTCGATAGCCGTTTTAACAGTTTTCATTGCGGAAGATACGGTCTTCCCGAAACTTCCGAAAACCTCTTTAACAATCCCGGAAATCGTCTGCGTAACTGTACGGAAAGTATTCGTGATGGTACTCCATGTCTTACTGATCAACGAACTTACCGCGTTCATGATCGTTCGAATGATGCTGCCGATTGCATTAAAGCCAGTACGTGCCGCACCAAGGATTAAATTGATTGCACCTTTGATGATGGAGACATATCCTTTCCACATATTCGAAATGAAGCCACGAACTGCCGAAAGAGCACCAGAGATATTCGTCTTCACGAAATTAAAGCCGCCAGAAACCGTACTTTTGATACTGGCGATGCCACCAGAGAAGAATGCTTTAATCGCTCCCCAGAATCCGGAGATGATTCCTCTTCCGCTCGCCGCTAACAAGCGGAAGCCACCAAGCACCCGTCCGACGAGCAGTAAGTTGACATAGTTCCAGATGAACTGGATTGCACCGAAGAACGCTTGTTTGACACCTTCCCACATCTTCTTGAAGTCGCCCGTAAAGAGACCGGAGAAAATCTTCACGACCCCGAGGATGACGTTCAATGCACCTTGGAAGACGCCTTTGATGTTGCTCCAGATGCCTTTGATGATGAAAAGTACAGCCGGCATGATGAACTGAATGACACTCCAGATGCCTTGGAAGACGTTTTTCACCGCTTGCATCAGTTGTGCTCCGTCACTTTGCCAGAAAGCGCGGATTTTCGTGAAGATCGACTTCGCTAGATTGACGATGGCAGTGAATGCGCTCGAGAGTGCTGAACGAATCTTGCCCGTGATAGAGAGCACTTGTGCAATGGAGCCATTAGAAAGACCTAGCCTGCTCAAGATACTTTTTGCCGCTCCATCATTCCCGACCAACGACGCAAAGACACCTTTGATCAAGGTGCCGACTTGTTTGAATTTTTCACCGACGGTCTTCGCTGCATCCTTCAAGAACAAAATCTTATCCCGGAAGGCGTCAATCTGTTCATGATTGAAGTGCGCGCTGATCATAATCTTCCGCGCTTTTACGAAGTCTCCTGACAACATGGCTTTCAAGCCTTGCAGTCCGCCCCTGAACTTGTCAGAATACGTCCATGCCGCCTTGAATCCTCCGACGAGTAATGCGATAGTACCGACGACCGCTCCAATTGCAATGGCGACTGGTGCGATGAACGGTGCCATGAGCGCGAATCCTTCAACCATCATCGGGAGTAACCCGACAAGGATTGCAATCCCTCCACCGAGTATTAAGATTCCCGCTAGAATGGCAGCACTCGTAGCAATCATCGTCTTCATCGGTTGTGGCAGTTGATTGAATGCATTAACAAGACTCGTGATGACTGTCGCCGCGGATCGAATAGGACCTTTCAGTCCATCCCCGAGAGCGATTTGAGCGGATTCCGCTGCACCCGTCATCTCTTCTAACGCACCTTTCAAGTTATCTTTCATCTTGTCCGCTGCTTCTTTCGATGCTCCGGCACTATTCTCTAACGACTTCGTCATCTTGTCGATTTCGCTCGGTCCAGCTCGCATCAAGGTCAGAAATCCGGAAGCGGCTTCAGTACCAACCAATTGAGCCAATGCTGCCAGTTGCTGCGCATTAGTCATGCCTTCAAAAGAACTCTTCAGATTTTTGATCAATCCAGAGATACCGACAAACTTTCCTGATGCATCCGTAATGTTGATGCCAAGTGTCGCCATCATTTTGCCAGTCTCTTCCGATGGTTTCAGCAACGCAAGAAGTCCGCCGCGTAATGTGGTACCGGCTTGTTCACCTTTCATTCCTGCATTGGTCAAGAGACCAATTGACGCTGCCGTCTCTTCTATGCTGACACCTAATGCCGCTGCAGGTGGTCCTGCATACTTCAGAGCGTACTGCATATCTGTGATGTCAGCAGCCGTACGGTTCGCTGTCTCTGCTAAGATATCGGATACGCGACTTGCTTCGGATGCTCTCATACTCCAAACATTGAGCGCGGAAGCTACGACTTCAGCCGTTTGTGCCATGTCTGCACCCGATGCTTCTGACGCACTGATGACTCCTGGCATCGCAGAAAGAATCTCTTTCGTCGTCATCCCAAGCGCGGCTAGCGATTCTTGTCCAGCCGCTACCTCCGTCGCACTCTTTGAAGTAGCGGCACCAAGATCAAGCGCGGATTGTCTCAGACGATCAAGTTCACCACTCGATGCACCCGCAATGGCACCGACACGACTCATCTGCGCGTCAAAATCGACTCCAGTCTTGACCGCCGCTCCTAATCCGGCGGCGACGCCCAATCCCATGAGCGTGGCAGCACCGCCGACCGCATTTAATGATCCGGAAGCTCCTTGCAAGCGTTCGAATGTCGTTTGTGTTTGTCTCGCATCCTCTTGCATGTTGCGCATCGAGCGGCTGACGCGTCCAGAGACCTCCGTGAACATGTCACGCAGGATGATGGATGCCGTTAACGTCTGATTAATTGCCATTCATCATTCCTCCCGTTCTTCCTCTTCCGCGTCGATGACGATCTGTTCGGATGCCATCAAGAACAGCTTCACGTTATAGGGCGCATTCCAGAAATCTTCCGGTCTGACTTGCTTCCGTTGCCAAAGGACGTGCGCCCAACGGAGTTCTGCATCTTCACCTTCGAGGATGCTCGCCTTTACTTTCCCATCTCACCATCTGGCTCATCGAGTCCAGACAAGGCAATGACTTCCCGTGAAGCATCCGCGAGACTGACCGTTCCGAACAGTTTCGGGATGATCAATTCAGGTAGCGGAACCGGTAGTCCGAGCTTCGATGCGAGTTCTGGACTCCGGAATGACATTGTCGTTCGACGTGAATCCAGTGCCTTGTCGACGATCAAGCTGTTGTACTTCAGTTCATCGAGTTCTTCCGTGATTTGACCACGTGGACCGTGTTTCTTTTTAATGGCTTCTTTCCGGATTTTGCTTTCTTCATCCGCGTTGAGGGCAGTAATCGGAATCTCGAACCATTTCCCGTCAATCGACATCATCTTGACGCTGCCTGCACGGCGATTCGCGATGTCGATGTCCATCAAGTCGGACAAGGAGACGTATTGCTTCTCCTGTACCACCTCGTCCTGTGATGCTTCGTCTACTTCATGTGCGTAACGGTCTGCTGTTTCCATGAATATGTATCCTCCTCTGAAATTAAAATGAAAAAGGAGACCGAAGTCTCCATTGTGTCCGTCTTATAGGAATTTGTAATCGTCCGCCGTGAAGGCGAGATCCGTGTCACCGGTATCTTTGACCTTGAAGCCAATCAAGTCGACCTCGTCGAACGTGACACCCATGACCGCTACCTTTTCTCCTGGGAGATCCGGATCGCGATGTTCGAAGATGAGCGTCCGCGGAGCGTCCGGATCATTCAAGATACTACGACGCAACTCCGCGATTTTTGCCGTCCAGTGCATCTTGATTTTCCCGCTAATCTCCGAACCCATCGTCCGGTTGCCGTCCGCTTTCGCATTTCCACGTTCGACCTTCTTCTTGTTGAACTTGACCTTCACTTCAGCTTCCGTGACCTCGACCATCGCCCGACCAGTTTCGTCATAGACTTGGCCGTACTTCCCGCGGAGAACTTTCCGCGGATCAAGTACCGGTAACTTATCATCATAAGCTTGAGACATGTAATTCCCTCCTATTTGCGTTCATTTTTTATAGCTTAGGACGCCGTATTGTTTGCGTAAATTTGCGTAGCCGTCCCGTAGACAGTGAACGCTGTCTTGAAGTAGGCTTCGGTCTTGTACGCTTGTTCCGTCGCTCCCTCGCCATGATAGCGGCTATCTGGGACACAATCATAGACTGGCTCGATGACTTCGATGTTCGAACTCGCGAGGGGTTCGAGGACCAGTTGTTTGATCTTCTCCGCGACAGCGTCCCGCTTCGATGGACTGTTCGACTGGGAGCGGAAGTATTTCTTGAAGACTAACTCTTGCTCTTCCGTGATCAAATCGAAGACGTTGATCGTCTGGATTTGTTGCAAGTCACGTAAGGCAGCGTCTGGATCCGCATCCGCGTCGATACCGATGAGCGGATCGAGTCGAGAGAAGTCCGTCATCGAGTTGACCGGTGCATTGTAGACGACGTTCTTGCCTTCCGCCTTCAGCAACAAGTAACCCTCTTCAATCTTCTGGTTCGCATCGACGTCTGAAAGCTTCTCGAGATCATCGAAGATCGTCAGATGACCCGCGAGTGAACGGTTGACCGGAATCGAGATGGCCGCTGCTAAGGCGAGGACGGCTTGTTGTGCTGGGGAGTACTCGACACCCTCCTTATACGCTTTCTGCATCGTCGAGATGGCACCGTAGTAGTTAACGTCCGCTGATGCGAGTCCACCGAGTGCCGTTTTGACGAATTGACCGTTCGGTCGCTGCGTCCGGACGAAATCAAGGAACATTGCTTGGATGGCGTTATCTGATACACCGTCATGGATGATGGCATTCGCATATTCCGTCTTCGCGACTTCGAGGAACTCTCCGTAATCGAGCGCTGTCACTGCTTCTCCTGAATGTCCTGCCGTCAACAATTGCGCGACGACGTTCGCAGGAAGTACATCCGTCACCTTCTCGACGCGGATGTACTTCGAGTTCGCCGCGAGCGCGACAAGATCGTCGTTCGATGCGAATGTCAGCTTCTCGAGCTGCAGTGCATTCTCCGTCAAGAGTAGTTCCTTCTTGTTGTTGTCTCCGATGACCGGACGGATCGTCACCGCGAACTGGTTCCCGCGTGCGCCCTTGTACCGCGCCTTGACCTTGATCGACGTCAAATCGAGCGAGGCTTCTTTCGCGGCACTTGCTGCTAGACGGTAGACCTTGATTTCCTTCAAGGATACGACGCTCGTGCCGTCTTCTCGGATGAAGGCGCTGTTGAGGAACGCATCTTGTAAGAGGAATGCGGATTGTCCGCTTCCGAACGCGGTCTTCGCTTCATCCGTCGAGCGGACGGTCACGATCTGGTTGATCGGCCCCCAGTCTGCCCGGACAGGCATCAGGAGCGTGCCGCGTGCTGACGATTCGACGCCGGACGTCGTGGCGATGTTGAACCGGACATAGACGTCCGCTTGTCGCTCGTGGCGACCTGGAATCATTGCTTTTGCCATGGATCATTGCACCTCTTTCTGTTTGAATGCTTCGATGCGTTCGATCGCATCCGTTTGTGACATCTCCGCCTGCCCAAACAAGGCACCGACGACGATATGCCGCGGATAACCGAGGGAGGCATGCGCCTCGATCAGTTCTTCCGCTGGATAGACCGGTTCATCTGAAACGATCGTGACCGCTTCGTTGACTTGCTTACGTGCCATATGTGTTCAACTCCTTGTTAAATACTGCCGTATCGAGAGACGGGAGTTCGACTTCTCGTTCTGATACGTACCGTTGGCCGATGACTTGGAAGTTCAGCGCATCGTCCGAGACGAGATTGTTCGCAAACTCGCACTCATCCAGTTTCCCTTCTGTCTCAACCCAATCTCCCTCAGCTGTGACGCTGATCAACGGGATTTCTTGACAGTTCACCATGAGCATGGTCGCAATCCGCGAGACGAACTCTTGCATCTGCTCGGGTTCATCTACGAAAAGCGTACCGAGAATCATGGGTTTGTATCGGTACCAGTCTGCGCTGAAAATCTCAGGTGTCCCTCGCGGTGGCGCCAAGACGAAGAAGGGACGTTCTGCCCCTTGCTCGACTGGGCGGTCATAGCCGCGGACGTTGGTGGTGTCCTGCACGAACTTAAGCACGGATCGTACGTCTTGGACACCTAACTGATCACTATCAAAGTAGCTCATTGAAAAATGCCTCCAATTCACGATTGATGAAATCCTGACCGTCGCTCTCGAATGAATGCCATGCGTTCTTGAAGAAATGCTTTCCCATGACGGTCATCGGTCTCAACCACATGCCGCCGTCATGGTCCGGACGATATTCAAACTTGTCATTCTTCCATTCACCGGGTACGAATCGCCGGGATTGCCGGTGACCATTCTCGACCCAGTCCGCATATTCGACGTTCGTACCGAACACCAGTTTGATTCCTCTTATTTTCTGCATCTTGAAGATGGAATCTTCGCCATCCGTTCCGCTCGATGCCGCTGCTAACGAGTTTCTGAGCCGTCCATCCATGACCGGTGCGACAGCCGTGACGCGATGAAGGAACGCGAAAGCGGTCAGCGTCCCGATTCGCTCCAGCTCCTCATCGAGTTGTTCACGTTGCGCATTGAAGCGGTCGAACATGCCATTATCATTCAACTCGAACTTGAAATCACTCATGCGCTATCCACTGCCTCGACCGGAATCTCATAATGATGGATGCCTAGACGATCATGGACAGCATAAGGACGCCCGCATGTGAACGTCCCGTATGCATGCGATCGGTCTTTCGAGTAGATCTGCAGTTCGTCACCCGCTGACAACGGTACTTTCGTATGGACGAGGAAGCGACGATTCAGTTCATTCTGCTGATAGGACACGCTGAGCCGGTTCTCTTGCTCCGCTAAGCCGACCGCGACATCATGCAGGACTTCCGTCCGCGTCGAGGTCGCATTGTACTTCGCGGACGACTGGACCATCCGGAAGACGTCCGCTCGTTGGAACAAGAGAGACTCATAGGGACTGAACGGGTTCATAGGAATACCACGCCAGACGATTCCGGTTCCGGTTCAGGTGGTGGATTGAGATACGGTTCGAGGAAGAGCAATGCCTTGTTCAGGTATTGACCCGATGTATCGAGCGTCTCCTTGTAATCCGAGCGTTCGATACTCTTCACCTTCGGGACCGCCTCGTCCATGACGAGATAGCAGACCGCTAGCTTGATGGCTTCCGGAACCGGTAATGGTACCGGAATCTGTTTCACTAAAAAACGCTGCTCGACCTCGATGATCGAGCGGGTCAGAGCAGCGGCTAATTCTGTTTCAGGTAGGTTACTTAGGGTCGGGAGCTTTTCCGCCGCTTCCGTCGTCGTCATTTGAATCATCTTCAACACCTCCGTCTAGCTGTTCGATCACTCCGCCCTCCAGCAGTTCTTCTGCGACTGCCTTCGTGACTTCGAAGCGAGAACCCGGCTTATGGAGTGCTCCTTTGTACTTGATATGCGTGAGAGCCTTGACTTTCATATCATTCACTTCCTTTCGATGAATGGTAGTTGTAATGCATCAGACGTTCATGTGGAAGACCGCGTTCGGACGTTGGAGCGCTGGGAATGCCGCTTCACCGACTTCGACGATCTCGTCTTTCGTCTCCAGCTTTTCCCATGGATTGACGAAGATACCTGGTTGCCCTTGGCGTTCGACCGTCGGACCGAGTGCCGTGTAACCGAGTTGTGGATCCATCGCCGTTCCGAGCAATACAATCCGACGCTCTGGTAGGTAGCGTTTCGTCGTCGCGCCATCAGGTAACGTGATGACTTGGTCATTGACCTTAATCGCTGGCAACATGTTCGCCTGCAGGTATTCGTCGATGTCACGTGGCAAGACGTTTCCGCCCGCTACACCCTTGATGGCGCTGATCGTGCTCTTCGCCTTCATGATCTCGCGGAGTTGTGCGAAAGGCATGTGGATTTCAAGCGGCATCTGACCTGCGTTCTTATCCTTGAAGACGAGCGACGCTTCGATCAAGTCTTCGAGCGGATTCGCTGTATCGGCTTGATCCCATTTATCGGCACCTGTCACATTCAATTTGTTCGCGAGCGGGATACCGAAGTCGATGTCGAGTTTGACGCCGTCATGATCGTAGACAAGCTTCCCTTCATAGACGGCTGCCGCTCGGAGTAACTCTTCCGTGTGCTCGACGCCGATCCGGAGATCCGCGACGTTCGTCAAGGCGCGGTCGAGGAGCGCTTGCTTCTCGCGGTCGTTGCGTCCGTTCATGTACTCCAGCTGGTCTTTCTCACTGAAGCGGATGCGGTGCTGGATCTTCGCGACCTCACCGAGGGCACGTGCCACCTGTTTTTTGTCGCGGAACGGCGCAGGTGCACCGAACTCGCTGAGCGACGCTGCAGTGACGCGCGTCTGGTCGATGATGTCGTACATGAAGTTCGTCGAGAAGGATTCCTCGAGCGGCAAGAACGAGCGGAGAATCGGTGTGAATGGTACTTCACGGTTCTCGACTAGTCCGAGCAAGGCTTGTGGTTTGAATTCGTCTAACGTGAGGAATGTTGGCATGTAGTTCAACCCTTTCTATTTTTCAAATGGATTACTGGAATGAAATCATCTTAGCGGCTGTCTTGAAGCCTGCCGTGATGCCGGTACACTTCGATTCGTTGAGGTATCCGCCGATGTAGCCGATCCCGACGACGTCCGTTCCATCAAGGACGAGTTCACGACCAAGAACGGCCGCTTTACCAGTAGCGGCTTTCGCGTCATCCCACGGCTCCGCTTTCTTCGTCGCTGTGACGACGAGTAGCGCCACTCCTGCTTCTAGGCGTCCTGCCGGGAACTTCGTTGAGTCAAGCGTCACGTTGATCGTCTTTGAGCCGACCGTGTCCGCTAGAATCTCTTTTCCGGCTGCGTAATTCTTCGTTACGGGTGTTAGTTTCATGAGGAATCTTCCTTTCGCTTCGTAGTCTTATTGTTTATTCTTTCCGTTCAAACGCTCCGCTAGAGACTTTCCGAGGTCGTACCCCTCTTTCGGTGCTGGCGAATTCCCACCGCCTGGAGGCGTCGGTGGATGCGTCGTCGAGTACTTGATGAGGTGGGGCTTCGCGGTCTTCACGGCTTCGAGCGCTTCTTGGAGTCCGTTCACGTTGCCTTCGTCGTCCACTTCGATAGCGGAGCGGTCGAGGAACGCTTTCGCATCTGCTGGATCAATGAAGTTCATCTGTGTCGCCAAGGCTTTGACTTCCGCGTTGATAATGCGTTCGTTCGCCTTGTCGTTCGCGGCCTTGATTTGCGCTGCGACGTCGCTGTTCTCGTCGATGCCGAGTTCCTTCTTCAGAACGGCGATCAGCTTATCCTTGTCGTCACCCTTCTCCTTTGCATTGGTACGGTGTCGTGCATTCTCCCGACGAAGTTTCTCAATCAACTTATCCTTCTCATCGAGTGGCGGATCATTTGGTGGATCGTTCGGCGGATCGACTAGCGGGTCAGCCGGTGGATCATTTGGTGGATCGTTCGGTGGATCCGCTGGCGGGTCATCCGCGAAGAACTGAATCGGGAGTTTCAAACGATAGGTCGGTTTCAACGGTTTTGCTGTTTCCATGTGCAATGTCCTCCTAGTTCGCGGCACGTGCCTGACGTTCCGCTTCATACATCCGTCGATACTCCTGGTACGTCGGGATGTTGAATTTCTGTTGATACTGAGCAAAGGTGTCGATGTCCTGTGCAATGCCGGTCGAGGTTCTGCCATCATCCAGATAGATCCGGACATTCCGACGGCTGACTTGATTGAATCCTTTGACGACCGGCGTATAGGTGACGCGGCAATTCGGATGCTCGATGTCTGGCGCTGAACCGATGGAATCCATCTTGTAGATGCGACCATCAGCCGCACGACAAATCGCGCATGTCTTCCGGTCGAGTGTCTCGAGACGACGCATGCCTTCGATGCCGTCCGCTCCATGATCCTGGATGAAGTCCTGAACGGATTTCTTCTTCGCGGAGTTTCCGGCAGCAATGATTTCAGACCGTACCAGACGTTCTGCTTTGTAGGCATCCGTCTCGAGCATCTCTTTCAGACGACGAGTCGTCTTCGCGACCGATTCACCGCGCATCATCGACGAGAGCAATTCCTGTTGGAGCTGCTTGCCTAGGCGTGCCGTATTGTCCCAGATGCGATTCGAGAATCGTTTTCCGGACCAGTCCCGATTGACGAGAGACTGGATGCTTTCCTTGTCGAGTAATGGCAAGACGGGGAACCTGCCCTCTCCTTGCATCGTCAACAAGTAACCCGCGAAAGCATACTCCTGCATCACCACGGCGTGTAGGATACTGTCTGTCATCGCGACAGTCGTACGAGCGAGTTCTTCGATGTGGACGTTCGTCTGCGCAAGCAAGACTTGAATACGCGATTGCTGACTGTTGAGCTTTCCCCAGTCCCAAACGAGTTGGTCTTCCCCTGAGACGTCTACAGCGAGCGAGAGGATGTCTCCCTTGATTTGACGCAAGAGTTCCGCATAGCCGCGGAGTAGGACCTTGATTTCCTTGTCCTTGATTTTGATCAATCGCTTTTGTTGGTCGATGACCATCTGGTCGAGTTGTTCAGCTGTCAAGAACATGGCTTATTCCTCGTCGTCTTCCGTCGAACGCTTCTCGATCTTCTTGTCCGCTCCATCGATGTAACCATCAATGTTGTCGAGGTCGACTTGTTTCCGGTCTGCCTTCTGACGTTCGAGACGTTCCTTCTCTTCCGTCGCATTCTCGACGAGCGGGTTCAGCTGCAGGATGGTCTCATCCGAGATGAAGTCCTTCAGTCCTGTCAGCATCGTGACGTATTCGCTGACGTTGATTGGTAGGTTCCGGTGAACGGTCCAGTAGATCCAGCGCCAGTTGTGTAACATCGACGTGTCTTGCGACTCCGCGACGTTCTGCCACTCAGTGACGGTGTCCTTCCCCTCGATCATCCAATCCTTTGCTTGGATGCCATAAGTCAGGAGCATGTTCTTACGGCGGTAGTACTCGTTGAAATGAATCTCCCGCGCGTTCGTCGCGATCTCGAGCGGTGCATACATCTGTTGAATGGCGACACCCGACAGATTGCCGTTCGCCGTATCCTTGTAGATTTTCGGGAGTTGCGCGACATCGAAGAGCCGCTCCGTCAATTCCTTCAGGTGCGCGACGATCGGTTTCTCATCGATTGGTGGTGTAAGGTACTCGATGACGGCTTCCGGATTCTTGGAGCCGACCGCACGCGAAGTCCGCATCTTCATCGTTTCTTCCGGTTTCGGAAGTTCACCGATGAATTTGAGGAATGGATCGTTGAAGACATCCATCTTGTTCGCGTTATCACTTATCGCCCGGTTGATTTCATCAATGATCGTGATGCTCGGTTCGTCGATGACCGACATGCCCATTGGAATATCCGTCGTCGGTGGCGTCTGTGCTTCATCCCCGCGGAACCAGGCAATCGGCACCATCGGGAACTGGTGGTAGGCGACTTTTACTTCTTTTCGTGGATCCTCGACGAGATCGGTACCGTCTCGCTTCAGGTAATAGACATGGGTGTCGTCGTACCACTCGACGTATTCAGCGGTCTCTGTCGTTCCGTTCCGTACCTCTTCTTTCGTATACCGGTGAATCGCACCGATGATGTCGCCGTATTCGTTCGTCACCGGGAAGAGACGATTCAGCGGGTAGGCACGATAGCGGATGTCCAGACGATGGTCGAAGTAGAACAGGACACCCGCTCCACCTGCCGTCAATCCGTTGCGTACGGTCGTGAAGTCGATGTGATGATCACTGTTATCTTCGCGGACGTCCTCGAGCTTTTGCCGGAATCCCTTCAGTCGTTCGAGATCCGCGCCGTATTTACTGGCTGCACTATCCGGTACCTCGACGCTGACCGGATTCCCGACCATATAGTCGGTCGGGAGGTTGACGATCAGCTTCGCATAGTTGATGACGAGGCGATGGTTCGGGTCATCCGCTCGTTTCGGTTGTCGGACGAGTACGGCATGCTTTCCGTCATAGTAGGATTGCTGCAGGACGATCGATTTCAGCAGGATTTCGTGTTGTGCGATGTATTGGTTCAATCCTGCCCATTTGTTCTTCTGTAGTTCTTGCGTGAGCGTCGTCGCTTCCACGCCACCGCCTCCTTTCTTGTTGAATAATGAACGTAGCCATTCGATGAATGAACGCCACATGGTCTCTCACCTCACTTAGAATGTCCGCTCGAAGGCGCTGAAGCCTTTGCCACCCTCCGGCTCATAGAAGCACAAGGCGAGGGCGTCCGCGCGGTCAGGTGATGCCAGTCCACGCTTCTTCATCTTGTCCTTCGGTTCGACCTTGATGACGCCTTTGCTGAGGACCCGATACTTCCGCGTCGTCAGCTGGGAGACGAGCTTGTCGTCCTCGAGCAGTTCGAGGGTCGGTTCATCCCCTAGCATCCGGCCTCTGAAATTCGTCTCGAGCAAGTCTCGTAGGTTGCCCCACAACTGATCCCCGAGCTTGTCATAGACATCCGGGTCATCCGCTCTCGATCCGTTGTTGATGCCGTGGACTTCGAACTTCTGCATGTTATGGGTATCAATCCATTCGTCGATCCCATCTGTGACACCACCGCCGACACCGGTATCATCGACCTTGAAGACGACGCGGGGTGCTTGCGGGAAACGATTGAGCGTGTTCCGAGCGAAGCGGATCGCTTCTCCCGTCGTCTCCGTCGTTCCTTTCTTGCTATGGGTGTGTCGTGCGACAACCTTGTTCCCGACACGGGCATACATGACGGTCTCATCATCCCCGTAGCGGGCAACGTCGATTCCGATATGGATATCCGCGTATTTAACGGGTGTCACAGTGACGTTGATGGCTTGATCCGTAAATTCGAGCGGGATATAGGCGTCTGCCTCCGCTTTCGGGAAATCACCCAGGACGCGGACACGGTAGACGTCCGAGTCTTCGTTGTACTTCTGCTTGAGCATCTCGATCGTGTCTCGTGACGTGCGCGGACTATCGAGGGAGCTGACCTTGTGCGTACTCCACAGATGCTTGTCGCGGTTATGGGAATCAAAAAAGACCCCACTCGTTCGAGTCGGGTTTCCGCACATCAAGATTTTGTTTTCGTCCCCGGTCAATGTCCCGAGGATGGCTTCCATGATTGGATCAGCGACACCGGATGCCTCATCGACGATGAACAGCATGTAGTCTTCGTGAAAGCCCTGCATGTTCTCCGGCTTCGTCGCGGTACGCGCGGTAGCGAACCACCGTTCTTCACTCCCGATCATGTAGATTTTCGTCTTCGTCCACTTCAGCAGCCGCTTCAACAGTTCAGATTTCTCCATCCACTTGGCAATCTCTGCCCAAAGGACGGTGAACAGTTGATCCTTGGTCGGCGCGGTCGCGATGACTTTCGGATTCGGTCGGCATGTCAGGTACCAGAGGGTCACGACGGCTTCAAGCCCCGTCTTCCCGACACCCTGTCCGGAGCGGACGCTGACCTTGTTCTTCTTTGATAGATCGTCGAGTACGCCGCGCTGCCATTCGTCCGGATAAAAACCGAGGATGTCTTCCGCGAATGCCGCGGGATCGTCCCAGTAGACGTCAATGACGCTGGCGAGTACGTTATACGGTTTCGTCTGCTTCATGGCGTTTCCACCTGTTGCTTGCGACGTCGTTCAGCAGCGGCAAGGACACCGTCTTTCCAGTCGATCGTCGTCTCGTCATCCGTATCCGCATTCTTTAGCTGTTCGACTTCGAGTTTCAGTTTCTCTAGCTTCAGGACGCGTTCCTCGTCTCCCTTGGTCAACTTCTCGTAGGAGCGGATCATCGCATCGAGCCGTCCCATCGCCGTAGCAAGGGAAGACATGAACGTCGCTTGTTTTTCGTAGGCGAAGCGGATTTCCCATTCGTCCTTCGATTCCCCGCTCGCGCTCAATTCTTTCGACATGTCGTCTGCATTGCTGACATGCATGATATTCAGAGAATTGATGATGTTCGCATGCATCAGCTGGATTTGGTCCCAGAGTAGATCAGCGGGATTCCGTTCCTGCGTACTATGCATGATTTCGAGGATGGATTCCGGTATGTACTGACGGAACAAGCCATGGAGCAACGCGTTCTTATTCCCTTCCGGAGCACCGCCCCAGTTACCCGCGGCGTTCTTGTTCCCCTTTGGTGCGCCACTCTTGCGTCGTTTAGGAGCGCTCTCTTTCAGTTTAGGAGCGTTCCCTTTGCCGTCCGTTTCTTCATCATCCCAGCGGTCCGTCGATTTCCACTTGCGAATCGCGCTCGGGGAGACATCCATCTCCTTCGCCAGGTCGACCAATTTATATGTCGGATCCTTTTTGATGGCGATTCGCCACTTCTCGCGAGCCTCATCCCGCCGGGGGTCTCTTGGTCTCGCCACGCTCCCACCGCCTTCCTAATTACTGGATTGTGTTGTTTTTCAGGACGACCGACGATCTCGCTTATGCCGCTCTTTCATCATTCGATGCGTCTGACGCTTCGTTCCTGATGCGATAAGACGATTCACATGCCAAGACGTGTCCCGCTCATATCGTGCCTTATAGCAAGGCTGAGGGGCATCCGCTACTAGAGCCGTCCGTGTCATCTTCCGGAGGTTGTCTCCGACTCTTCGTAGAATTTCTTTCACCATGTTCCATGCACGTTCGACGAAATCTATCACTACTGTTTTAAGCGCCTCTCGAATCGTTTCTACATTCATCTCTGTCATGGTTTCCCTCCTTTCTTATGCTTTCCAACGAACCGACTAGGTCGATTCCCGTCCGCTCGTTGCAAAGCACAAAAAAGCACCCCGAAGGATGCTTGGTGATTAATTTTCTTTTGCTAATTCATCGATTGCTCCAGTAATCATTTTGCCTAAATCACTTAAGTCGTTGCCAAATGCCGCAATAGAGGAAAGTCGCGTTAAAAGTTCTGTTAAGGTTCTTTTTTTCTCGCCATTAGAAGCTTCCATATCCACCATCACTTGAACAAGAAAACGAATCAATGCATTTCTTTGTTCAATCGCATTTTGGCTATCTCGAAGCAATGCTTCTAACGTTTCGACCTGTTCTTTCCCTACACTCACCAACTCGTTATGTCGTCTTAATTCTTCACGTTTACCGGCATTCAACGAGTGTTGGATCGACTCAAAGTCAAACGCAGCTCTAGTACTCGTACCCATAAGATTCTTGGCCATCTGCTCTTGATTCTTCAATGCATCGTACATCTCTTGATCAACTCTCTTTCTCATCACCGCGTAACGCGAATCAAGGTCAATCGATAAAGAGGCAATCATTTTATACGGATCTTTATCAGACATTTAACCACTCCTTATAATTACTTAAATTACATTATAAGGGATATTTGTTTCGCCATCCAAAAAATCCTATCAACAACGCACGACTACTCCGCCCTCACGCTTCATGGCTTGCTTCACGTTTTTTCTGGCTGCGTCATACGTTGTTGGCAAGAAGCGAATCACTTCATGCGTTTGGTTTCCTGTTTCCAGAGATACTTCAACCAGTTACTTTGAGGAATCTTCGTGACGGATCCCGTGCGCTGATCTTTACGACTTGAACTCACTTTCCAGTGTATCGTGTATGGTTTACGTTTCATGCAATCACTCCTTATATGTACAAACATCCGGATGAGATCGATCATTGCAAGCATCTGGGGGAATGACATGGAACCGATCGATAGGCTGACTAAGGGAGGTCAAATTCACTCATCCGGATATTTCTGCATACAAAAAGCGCCTTGTCCGTTACAAGGCGCTTGGTATGTGAGTAATGCTTATGTCCTGTAGAACAATGCAACCGTCGTCGCACCCGCTTCGTCTACATGGAAAGAATATCACGTATTTGGCAAGTTTTTGTATCAAGATTGTATCAAAAGAGTATTAAAAATGTATCAGTAATTTAAAACAAAAAATGATCATATTATTACTTCTCTCATCCCTCACTTTATAATTTTTTATGGACTAATTAAATCGACTTTCATGAAGACATAAAAAAAAGACGCTAAGCAGCGTCTTTTAATCTTTAACACTTAAATAATACATATCCGATCCCAATTCTCTTAAATAAATTTGTTCTTCATGAATTAGGATAAGTTTTAATTTTTCTCTAGAGATTCGAGAAATGTAGACTTTGTTATTTGCTTGAAACACTGAAAATCCAACAATTGAAAATGCAGGATTTACGTATATTAAATTGTTTTGTGTATACATTTTACCAATTAAAATAAATAAAAATAAATTTGTTAATAATGATCTTCCATCAGATATTTCGTTGATAGAAGCTAAAGGAACAACATAGGTTAATAAATAACTCATTTGATTATCTTGTAAATTAGTAACATCTTTCAAAGTAAAATCTGGTTTAAAAGAATTTCCACCTTTAGCAAATATTCTAATAAACATTATTAACATAAAAATAGAGACAAGAAAGAGCATAATAAGCACTAGCCAAAAGCAAAATTGAACTCGATTCTCCGACCAAGCAGATGACAACTCTGAAACAGACAGTGGAATTTTTTTATACTTCAAGTGTTGAATTGCTAGCAAAAAATAGAGAGGAATATATGACAAAATAAACATTCCCCACTTCATAAATAGTGTCATACTATCCCCCCATCTCTTTGAACTAACAATTATTACCTACTTATTCCCTTTTCATTTAAAATACTGCTTCTAAAATAGGCATCTGACAATAAATTTGCTATTTCAGTCATTTCAGTCGCGTCACCACTATAATTTATTAATCCATCTTCGTTAAGAGTGACTGTCAAAGCGTGGTCTTCAATTACAGATTCAATTGCCGCTCTTCCTTCATCGAGTACAAGTGAAATTCTTTCAGGGTTCTCAGACATTTTAACCATTTTTCGAAGAATTCTTCTATTTTGAAGACAGTCTTCTAAAAAAGCGTCATAATTCGAAAAATGTGACTTAACAGATTCTAGCAACTGTTTAGTAGCATCAATGTAAAAATCGTCGATGGTACAAAGAACATTGAGTGCAAATCTGCTTAAAATCAGAGCTTCTTCGTTTTGAATAATCAAATCATTCATAGGATCAATAGCGAATACTTGATCATTTAATTTAGAAAAAGAGTTATCTGAAAAAAGAGCTTTAAAACCACGATTTAGAGCGGAAAGTTTATTTACCCTCCTGATTAAATAGAGCGGTTCTTCTTCTTCAACTTCAAATTTAGTACAGTAAAAAGATAATTTATTGATATCTACATTTGGTGCACTGAAATCAATATGATTACCTCTGTTCTCAATTGAATTTTCGATTAATGCTTCAATAGCATCATGTGGAGTACTACCAGCTATGCAGAATTCAAGTCTATCATCCTCTGCCACAACTGTATCAAACGGAACCTGCTCATTCTGGTAGATTTGATTCTCGATGATATGGCTTCTAAACATACTAACGATATCTTGTTTTATTTCACTAATATTTGGCGTATAAACAGCATAAGTAGGTGGCTTGTTTTTACGCGCCTTTTTTTCAACAAGATAAAAGCTCATTTCAGCTCGATCGATAAATTCAATAATGCCGTTAATATCCATTCTTTCATTCCCCCTAACCGATAATAAAGTAGACGGAAATAATATAGCATAAACAAGGTAATATTTACCTTATTTATGGTTGTCTACTCTGATTAGAGGTAAATTCAGTATAACACAAACATATGTTCTTGCGTGTATTATTAATTATACTTTAATGAGTGTCTCTCCACGTTCAGCAAGACGCCGCCGAGATCTTCAGCGAGCTTCTCACATTCCGCTTTACTAGCCGCCCAGGTGACGCATGTCTCTCTTGCGCCACCTTTCTCGTAGTAGATCCGCACCCACATGTCAGTACTCCACGAGGAGTCGTTCAAGGTTCTCGGCTGTTTTTTCTTCGAATGCGACCCGGATTTCCTCTGGTGTGATGGAAAGATTTTCTGCTAGAAGGACCATCGCTCCGAACGACTGGCTGATTGTTAGCGCGTTAACTGCAGCGTTGCAGAGCCGCTTCGGATCTTCCTTCACTGATTCGTGATAACGATGCGAACGAACAATCATCGCATGGTATCCGATGACTCCACCGCTAGCCGCGTCAACGCTTGCGATGCCGGTGATGAACTTGAGTGCATCGACGAACTCCTCGAGGAATCGTTGCCGTTGTGCTTCCTTGACGCTCCACCATTTCCAGACGCCTTTAAGTTCGTTGATGCATTCCGCTGCCTCGACCCGGAACGCAGTCACCCGCTCCCAGATTGGTATGTGCGTCAAGCCGTGACGATCGAGGACACGTTGATCAAACTTCGCTTGTTCCTTACAGAAGGCTTCCCATGCTTCAAGTGTCAGGATCATGAATGCACCTCTTTTTGTTTCTTGCGTCGTACGAACGGTGTGTCGATTTGATGGTGTTTGCACCAGTTGTTCACGGTCGGTGCACTGACGCCATAACGGCGACCAATCTGCACCAGCGTGATTCGTTCGTCGCGCTTGATCAAATCGTCCAGTTCTTGCTTAGACGGCATAGGTACCGGTTCTTTGGGTGGCTTCTCACTTTTCGGTGCCGGTTGCCACTCGTCGAGCACAATCGCTGCGCGTTTCGGTTCTTCCGGAGAGACCGGTACGATAGCTTTTTCACCGTAGCCTGGGCACGGTACCCATTCGTTGTTGATGCGGTATGCCATGCCGAACGGGTGATGGAAGTAGCGTTTCATCGGTTCCTCTCGTGTGACGTGTACGCGTTTCTCTGCGCGTTCGATGCAGGTGTTATGCGTCATGTTCTCTCTCAGCTGGGTATGTCCCATCTGTCTCGTCCTCCTTCTGAATGACTGCTGCTGTTTTGGGTTGAATAACGCGCGTCCGCGAAGGATGCGCCTTGATGAGATAGGGTGTTCGTTTATGCTGATCCTCGAACGAGTGCTGGATGTCCGCTCGTCGTGCTTCCGTGTCTCGTCTCAATCGGGAGAAGGTCTCTTCGAACACGTGCTGATCAGCGTGCTCCGCTTTCGGTTTTGAACGGTTCGAACGTCTCCCGCCGATAAACTCGATGCTGAGAATCCCGATGATTAGGATCGGTGTGAGGATGAATAAGGTTTCGGGTGGTGTCATGGTTGCCTCCTACTGCCGGAGTACCACCGGGCATTCCGCCCGGCGCCTCCGTCGTTCACCTGATTAGGCGATGATTGTGAGTTTATCCGCTTCGTTGTATTCAGCTAAGGCTTCCATCAGATAATCTTCGATGTTCCGGATGGCTTCGTTCTTCCACGCACCACCGTCTGCTTCGAACAAGGCGACACGTGGACCGTTCTGCATCCGAAGGACGAACTTGCTTTGCGGCTGATCGACTTCGATGAACGTCCGGTATGGTGCGAGTGTCACAGGATTGACGACCTTGACGTCCGCGACAGTCGCGACGCCCGTTTTCATCGTCACAGCTTGCGAGATGCCGTCGTCTCCAACACCTCGGACATTGTCCTCCTTGAGATTGCCGACCATTTTCAGAATCAATGCTTGATCCTTGTTCGGGACGAAGACCGACTGCAGCTTGATGTTGATGTCTTCCGGATCGTAGTACGAGTCGAATCGGAAGGACGGGACGTAGGCACTAGCTTGGATGTAGTGATTCCGATTCTGATCATTGTTGAGTTTGCTCATGACCGTGACCGTTTCTGGGTCTTTGATGTGGATAAGTAGCGGTTCGTTCGTGTCGAACTCGCTTTGGATGTACTCGACGAGTGCCGTCAGCGTGTGAACCTGTAGCACGTTCGGTGTCGGCGCCTTGATTGCGTGAAGTTCGCGGTCTGAGACAATACGACCGTGTACCTGAGTAGTTTGGAATTGACCGTGATCCTTGATCCAGTTGAATGCGTCTTTGAGTAATGACATATGAACAGCTCCTTTAATTGTGGTGGGTTGTGTTGGGATTAAGCGCGTGAAGAACGTGCGTCTCGTAAGTCGATGACGCCTTCGTTCAAGTATTCCGGACTCTCTTCAATCGGGACACCGACGTCGTTCGCGATATCGCCGCTCTCCGTGATCATCATCTGACCTGGCATGCTCGACTTGAGTTCTTGACCAACTGCGTTCCCTTCGCCATCGACGTCGATGATAATCTTCGAACCGATAGCACGTGCTGGCGTCAACGTCGTCTTGACGCTGATGTCGACCATCGCAAGGTCACGCTGTTCGTCCGCTGACAAGCTCATCGAGATCGTCACCTTCCGCTTCTTCGTCGGATCCGTGTTGAGGTCCGCGATGTTCGCATAGACTTCTTTCAAGGCATTGTTGACACGTTCTGCGAATGCGCCTTCCGCGAATTCATTGAGATTGATTTTAGGTTGTGGCATGTGATTCCCTCCGATTGGTTGATTGTGATTGGATGATGTCGTGGATCTGGAGCCGACCGATCGGCGTCCATTGCATCGTGGTCTTGCAATCCACGCTGCCATTACGGTGCATGAATGGATATTCGTTGATCGTGACGAGACCGCGCTTCAAGTGTGCTGTACAAAGTTCCCAGCTCCCGTTGACCTTCCGCTGGATACCAGCTTGCTCGAGGAGAGCGTTCAGCTTCCTTGCTGACATGCCGTATCCTTTCGCGACTTGTGTCGTCGTCATCGAGCGTTTGTCCGCTAGGATGCGTTCGAGAATTGGATCAGGATTCATGTGTATCGCTCCCTTCGAGTTCCAGATGGAGTTGGTTGCCGGCATCGGTCTGTCGCCGCAGCCATTTTTCCTTACAGACGGGTCCGATGCCTTCCCTTTGACTTTCCACTGTGGTGAGCCGACGTCCGCAGACCGGACAATAGCCGGTCCGTGACTTCGGTGGTCTACGTCTCATGACGTGGATTTCGCGGTATCAATCAAACGCAACAGCATGCCTTGCTCACTACGGAAGCGCGGGATGCGCATTTCCTCATAGCGTCGTTCCCAGTCCTCTAGGATCATCCCGACGACCGCTTCCTCGCCCGTCTCGACTTCTGGACGAAGCGCATCCATTTTGCCCATCATGTCGATCAGGATGACGCGTTGTCCGTTCCCGCCAGTACCGAGCATGTGATACTCGTCCTCGACGAGACGGTAGAGCGTGTTGAACGTCACCTTCGTCGCTTCTTGCCCCGCTAGTTGTGTTGTCTGTTCCATGTCATTCGCCCCATTTCATGATTAGTAGTGTTCCGTTGCGATGCTCAGATAGTCGAGTAGGACGCCGTCCCTCGAGACGACCTCGCTCGTCTGTTCCTCGAACCAACTCAGCGGGATCGACTTGCGTTCGCGTTGGTTTGCCCAGTCCAGTGCGTCACCGCTCGAGAGATAGAACGTCTTGCCTAGCTTCTCGAAGTGGATCAGCAGGAACGCCATGCCGCCGAAATCCTCGATGCGTCGGAGTTCATCGAATTGATGCGTCTCGATGTTCTTGAGCGGAAAGGAGGTCGCGTTCTTCGTCGATTTCGCGTCGAACGAGAGGTACCGCCCTTGATGCATCCCGGCGAAGTCCAGTCCGCCTGACTTTTCGAACCAGTACTTACGGACATTGCCTTCCTTGTCGAGCTGGAACTTCGCTTCCGGAAAGGTCTTCCGGACGTGCGCGACTTTCTTAAGTCTGTAGTGACGGTTCGACATCTCGAGCATCGTCTCGAACCGCTTTCCACGGTTTGCGTGGTGTCTCATTAGGTTCCTCCTTCCGGAATGGATTCGTTGTCTCGTCCGCAAGGAACAAGGAAACGCTGCGTGGTCGTTGCTGGATCAGTCGTTCGTAGCGATAACGTTTGAAGTCGATGATCATGTCAGTCCTCCCAGATACCGAAATGGTCGGCGACGGTCCCGAGTAGCTTGTCCTTCGCCTCGTAGTAGGTGTTGCGGTTGCCGTAGCGCATCATCTCGATGACGACGTTATCCGTGTACTTGAACTTCGGACGGAATCGGAGATCCCAGATTTGGTTCAAGTCTGGATCGGTCTCCTCGAGTTCCTCCCGGATCCGGAGCAAGAGCCGGTGTTCTGCTTCTGCTTGCCGGAGTTGTTCGAGTAGCATGACCGCCTTCTCGACGTTGCTCGACGGTCTCGTGTTGCGTTGTACCTCGCTTACCTGATACCCAGCCGTGATGGACGGTGCGCTCCGTGCCTTGAGTGACTCGATGCGGGACGGGAGCGTGAACAGGCTTCTTAGCTTGTTCTCGACCAACGTCCGTTGTGCTTTGGTCAACTTATGTGCGATGAATTCCATCCTGTGCCGTCTTCCCTTTCGTGTTAGAGTCTCAGCGGTCTCCACCCTTCCTTGATCAAGCGTTGCGTCTCATGTTGTGGTGCGTCCGGGATGTACAGCACTATGTACTGACTCTTCTCGCGACGTTCGAACAACTGGGGTCTTGATCCGCTGTATTTTATGCGTGCTCGACGCTTGGCCATCTTGCCGTTACCTCGTGTTCCTCGAGGGCACGCCCTTCGAGCGTCCACTCGCGTCGTTCATTCGACAGCATCACCGCCGTCGTGATCGGTCGTAGTCCTTCCTCGACCTTGACGAGTTTCCCGTCGATCAGCGTATGCCGACGGATCTGGTTCGAGATGAGCAAAATCTGCTCGTGCTCGAGTGTGTGCTTCCGGAAGACGAGCGTCTTCATGTCACCCCTCCTTTTTTCTCCCGATCCGGCAGCTCGATATAAGCCGTGTGTCGGGTATTGCCGTGACTGCTGACGTATCGCTTGCGACCGGTGTAGTATTCGGTCGCGAACTCCTTCTTGTTGTGGAGATACTGCTCTTTACCGAGGAACCGTGCACCGCGGCTCTCATGCTCCGCGATGCGACGATCCAGTCGTGCCTCATCCGTGTCTGTCAGTCTGATCCGCATCTGATGCCTCCTCGAGAGGTGATTATCCTTTTCAACCAAGCGGGTGTCGGCGACGGCGTCTCCTTCCTGTGCGGTGGATATGCTCTTTGCCGGTCATCCCTTGTTCGTCTAAACAATTGTCGAAGTAGTTCCGCGACATCGGCTTGCCATAGAGTGCTTTTGCCGCTTCGAATGTCACGGTATAGGTGACGTGTTTCGTGACGCTCGCGGACCGTTTAGCGATACCGAGGGTGCACAGGTGCTCCCAGTCGGCGTTCGCACCGATCGATCCGTAGTAGTTTCGCCACGGCTTCTTCCGTTTGTTCAGACCGAGCGCGTACCGAAGCTTCCGGAGGTGCTCAGTCGTCAGCCGTTCGATGATGTGCGGGATGCTCAACTCCTTTCCGGTGTCTCGAGCGATCGAAGGAGTGCCGCGACCTCTTCGTCGTCAGGGACGTCTGAATTGAACGCCTCCTTCTGCTTCGCTTCGTGCGCTTGTTGCTTTGCCTTCTCTTTCGCGAGCCATTCCGGTTCCTTCATGCCGGACGATGCATGACGTCGATTCCCGCCATGTGTCCGTTGTCGTTCGCGGAACTGGTTCGCTTGATCCTTCGCTTGCTCGACCGTCTGGACGCCTGCTTGTGCCCAGGTCTTCAGGATGCCGGTGATATAGGTGTACTTGCGGACGTTCGAGAGCGTCGCCGTCTCGATGGCGAACTGGACCAGCTCGGCACCGTAACTCTTGACGTCGTCCTCAATCTTCTCGATCGTGAACGGTGGCGCGAGGGGTTCGATGTTCTTTCGGTAGAAGTCGATCAGCTTCGTCAATGCGTCTTCCGCGCCCGCGTCTACTACTACTAAATCTTTTAGTTCTTTTGGTTCTTTAGTACCTTCAATACTTAGTAGTGGCGGGTTTTCCAGATCTGGTTTTTCCGCATCTGGTGGAACCATATTCGGGTTTCCCGATTCTGGTGGATTCGGTTTCGGTTGTTCCGGTGGTTCATCAGGGTTTAGCTCATCCTCTGGTTCGATGGCGAATACAGGATGTTCATGGACGACGAACTCCCATGCCTTGAACTTGCCTTTCTCCCGGACGGCGATTCGCTTGATATAGCCGGCGTCCGTCAGTTCCTTGATGGCGGATCGTGTACTCTCCTTCCCATCCTTCGAACGTTTGATGAGATCCACTTCACGGACTTTCCAGTCGTCCGGCAATCCCATCAGATAGCTGTGCAGCCCCTTCGCCTTCCAGCTCAATGTCTTGTCGTTCAGGAGCGTCTTGTCGAGAACGACATAGTTGTCTTCCTTCTTGATGCGTATGATGGACATGTAATTCACCCCAATGCTTTCTGTGACACGTTTCGTGTACGTTCATTTGCTTCCGTGATCCGCGTCGACGCGGTGTGGATGGCGTTCAAGGCGCTCCATGCGGCTGACCCTTCCGGTACCGCGTTCGGGAAGAGGACGTCCAGTTGTTCGATGAAATGACGGATCGTCTCTGCTTCCTGCCGAATCACCTCATGCGGATCTTCCGCTCGTGCGCGGCTAACTTGTATGACTCTCATGGTTTCCCTCCTGTCCGGAGCGTGATACACTAGAGTTCCTAGGCTAAAGTGTGTCATCGCTCTCTTGAGTGATGGCATTTTTTGCGTCTTCCGGTTCACGTTCGAGCCAACGGAGGAAGACGAATGCAAGTGGCGCGATGATCATGACGAAGAGCCAAGTGACGCCTGCCATGTAGATGAGCTCTGGTGACAACTGGTTCACCTCCTTTCCGAACGATTCTTCAGGACGTCGAACCCGACGCCACCGAAGGCGATGCTGAAAGCAATCAAGCCGAATCCATAGATGACGTATGCGTTCATTTCAGTTTGTTCGGAGGATCCATCTGAAGCAGATGCATGTCGAACGTGTCTTCCATCAGATGCAGGACATGCTGTTTGTTGACGGCGTCGATCACGATAATCGGGTCATTTTTGACCATCTGCTTGAACTGGACCATCGCATCGGGCTCTGCTTCTTCGACCATCTCCCGCATCACGTCGACGAAGATGCTCGAGACGACGTCCTCGACATTGAGGAGCGGTAAGAGTGTCGGGTTCTCGTGGAAACGATCCACCAGTGTATTGGCTAGTTCATCAAGATTCTTATAAAGTGGCATGTCGTTTTTCCCCTTCCATGATGTAATTCCAATTCGTACTCTCGACACGTTCGTCGAGCCATTTGTAGAGATGCTCTCGACGGACGATGATTTTTCCGTCGATGCGCGTGATGGGCAGTCCGTTCTCGCGTACCTGTTTATCGATCAAAGCACGACTGCAGCGCAATTCCTCGCATACATCCGAGATGGTCATGTATTCACGTTTCCGCGCAATCTCCGCGACGGATTCTGCGATGCCTTCCGCGATCAGCCGTTTGAATGCTGTCTCATCGAATAACATGTGCTCCCTCCTTCCTGTCAGATAAGCGCCGGTCGCCAGTTGCTGACGTAGTTCAACGCTTCGTCGAATTGGTTCTGCCGGATATCGCGGTAGGAAGCGACGGCGAACGCACGCTTGATGTCACTACCGAATCGACCGTATAATTTCCCTTTCGTGTCATACAGGCCGGAAGGTTGCTCCTCTAGTTCCTTCCAGATGTGTTCCGCCCGTTGTTTCTTGGCGCGTTCGATGGCGAGTTGCTGTCCATAGTCGAGCGTCATCCGCTCATCGATCTTCTCCGTCAGCACGGTGATGGCCGCTTCCGTCTGCTCTTGTTTGACGAGCATTTGCGATGTCGCAGCGAACAACTCAGCAAACGGGATTCCCTTAGGCATTTCATAAGATCCGGTCTGGCGGATTGACGGAAGGACGTCCTCCATCACCCAGTTCTCGAATTTTTGTGCTGCAGGTAACTTTGAGTTTGTGACAAGACGGTAGACGTCCGGTTCGCGGATGACGATCATATCTTGCGTTCCTCCATTTGTTAGGACGGGATGTTTCATCCCACCCTTGCAATGCCGATTTACAGCTTTGTGTGGTTCTTTATATCCAAGAGCCTTTGCTACATCCGAAGCGACGAACAACGGATTCGTTTTATCACCGATCATGCGAATAGAAGTTCCTTCGAACACTTTTGTCAGCTGATTCATTGTTAACCTCCGTATGATTTTCATTTTTAGAAATTGGGTAAAAAACAATAAATGTCTTAGTATAGTTTCAAATTACCAATTCGGTAATCAATCAACAAAAAAATATTCAATTGGCTTACCATACAATCTAGATAGCTTCATCAAGAATGTTGATTTGATTCCTCGCTTTCCAGCTTCAATCCTACTAATTGTTGCGGCTGACTCGTAACCTGTGAAATCAGCAACTTCCTTTAGAGAAAGATTTCGTTCCTTGCGAGCGTTTCTTAATTTCTCAAGATCAACTTTTGGTTCCGGCAAATGAATCACCTCCTCGTTTATTACCATATCGGTAACTTATGAATTTAATATACATTACCATTTAGGTAATCGTCAATACTTTATTTCCGATTCGGTAAAAATAGTTTTCCGTTTTGGCAAAAATGATATATTTGAAAGGAGATACTAATATGGAGTTGATATTAATGGAGAAAGCTTTTCGAGGAGATAGACTTAAAGAATTACGTTTAAATCGCGGATGGGCACAAGATGATACTGCATTGAAACTAGGTATAACACCTGCAACTTTATCAAGATTCGAGACTGGGAAGCGTCAGCCGGATCCATCGACTTTAGTTTTATTAGCGGACACGTTCGACGTTACTGTAGATTATTTACTAGGCAGAGTCGAAGATCCTAGGAATACCTTGGATAACTATATTGAGCATGTTTCTAAAACGAATAAACTTATAGGAATGCATTTTTCAGAAGAGGAACTTAATTCTCTCGATCAAGAAAAGATTGATAAAATTGTAAGTTACATGAGGGACCAAATTGCTTTAGCGATATCGACCGGACTGAATGATAAAGCCAAAAAATAAAACTGATTGACGCCAACTATTCAGCTGCGTCAATCAGTTTTTTTAGTGAACTGTGCCATAAATTTGTTTCAGAGATTCCGGATTCAATCTCATTGTTCACAAAAAGAACGTATGCCCCTAACTCTTCGCTCCAACATCCTTTTAGCGGAATAAGACCATCATTTGTTTTCAACAACATTTTTTCATTACCAGAGTAATCCATCACAACTCTCCTTTAAATAAGAACGTTTGTTCTATTCGTTTCCATCATTATGCATGACGCATAACCCATTTTCAAGCAATACCCTGTATTTTACAACGTTATCAATTCGACACATAACGACAACTGCTTATTTTTCTTTTTCTGTTTTTCATAATAGTTTATAAAAATTAGTACAGTTTTTGTCGAAAGAAAAAAGGATGATTTCTCATCCTTAACAAATCATCTTAACTCTTCAGTAAGTGTTACCGAGCTAGCTAATTTTTCGATATTATCTTTTAATATATAGCCATCTGAAGTTCGAGATTCATTTAAAGCGTCTAAAGAATTTTTATCAAATACATACTTTACTATGAAAATCCCATTATCATCATCGATAAACAACGCTAGTTGATCTAGCTTCTTGTCTTTATCCAATGCTTCTTTCAGAACAGAAGCAGCCAAATGTTTTGACTGGCTATGAATTTGTTCCAACGATCCACCAACAGGTTTAACACGCAACATGATTGTATGATTTGATTCATTTAAAGCAGAAAAGTTCTTTTCTACTTTTTGCGTTTTGAAGATATAATCGTTTCCAAGCTTCTTATAGAATGTCTCAATTGATTTCTTTTTCTGTGTCTTTGCCCCTACCTTTTCCTTTTTTGATTCTTGTTGTTTAGGTACCTCTTTATCAGTACTAACTTCTGTGTTTTTCTTTTGGACTTCTTCTGGTTTCGCAACTGCTTCTTCTTCATTCCCTACGAATAGTCCGACTACGAATAAAAGCATCAGCGCATATACACTAATTGCAATCGCAGACTTCCAGATAGATCCGCTGCGGAAACCGAGCACTTTTTGTATAGCTTTTCTTTTCTTAACTTCAACAGTTGTATGCTTCATGATCTCGTTGCATATCTTGTCTCCGTCTTCCACACGAGCAATTGTGAAAGCGATTTGATCATGGTTCTTATCTTTATAGAAACGAGCATCAATGAAAAGCTTATCTAGATAAAGTAATTCTGGAAGTTCAGACCATTTCATTACGAGAATCGTATCGAATTGATGATCTTTCTCTTTGAGGAAACGTAGACCATCCGCTTCTTGAACAATGAAATGGTCAGTTCCAGCGCTTTTTTTATTTAACTTCGCTTTTCCCACTAAACATGATGGGTACTGTTCTTTAAGACGTTGAATCGATGTTTTTTCAGCTTTTTTCACTTGTTTATCTTCCAACTCATTCATCCTCCCTTATCTATCATTCTCCCTATTATATTCGGATTAGTATTGCAATAGTTTCATTATTTTACTTAATTATCTAATATAATCTTTTATTTATGGGAATGTTTTCTATTAAATGTATACTGAAGTAAAACATTGAAAGGAATGAGAACTATGGATTCTAAAGAAATTCGCCGTATCCTTAAATCAAATCATCCTGAAGGATATGTCACAAGCGGACAGTATCAAAGTGATTCTTACAGTCTTCCCTATTACATCGTTGCGACTGCTAAAGAGGGTCTCTTCTTCTATGTCAACAGACGTGGATCGCTCGATTTGGATCTTCACTTACCTTGGGCAAAAGTTCCGGATACGCTATATCTCCGAAAGGATAAGAAAGACAAAACATATCGTACGAAAGAAGAATTATTACTGACGATTTTTGTTGGTGATAAAGAAGGTAAGATGGTAGCCGAACTGATCGAGGGACGTCGGAAACTCCTACCTTGGGTGAAGTTCCCATGGTATCGAAAGATTCCTGGATACCGTAGTCAAGTCGCTTGGAAGATGGTCATGGCTTCCATGTTCTATTTCTTTTTCCTCGGCATGATCTTTGCCAGTGCTTTGGAGGATGTTGAAGATGACACTAAACAAGCTGTGAAGCAACCCGTCGTGCAAACAGAAGCAGAAGAAGAACCGAAGAAGTCAGATTCTGAATCCGCAAAGAAGAAAAAAGCTGAAGAACTGGCAGCTGCAAAAAAAGCGAAGGCTGCTGAGGAGAAGAAGAAAGCTGCTCTAGAAAAGAAAAAGGCTGAACAAGAAAAGAAGAAGCAATTAGCTAGAGAAAAAGCAAAAGCTGAGGCTAAACGAGAAGCTGAGAGGAAAGCGAGGATTGCCGCTCAGGAGAAGGCAAAGAGAGAAGCTGCCGCTAAACTGGCTGCTCAACAAGAAGCTGAGAAGAAAGCTGAAGAAGAAGCGGCTCAAAAAGCAGAGCAAGAAGTCGCTGCCACGACTCAAGTCAGTTTTGATAACTGTGACGATCTTCGAACGGAATATCCAAATGGTGTACCAAGTTCTCACCCTGCATACGATGCGAATATGGATCGTGATAAAGATAACTTTGCTTGTGAACGAAACTAATCGATGATCAAAAAAAACACTGATGAGAAAACCTTTATTCAAGGTCATTTCATCAGTGTTTTTGGGTGTTATAAGAAAAAGATGCCTCATCGATTTTCTTTTTTATTTTTCACTAATATTAAAAATTGTCGAAACGTGTCATACGATTATTGTCATTCGTTTCCTTTTTCTTAAAAGGAGCGAATTTTTATCATTCTATAATTGGTAAAATGAAGGGAAATGTGTATTAAGGGAGGAAATCTTATGTGGTTTCAAGATTGGATAAATGCTACTAAAAACCGAAAAGAAGTAGAACGGTTAACCAAAGAACTTGAACTAATTCAAATTTCTAAGGAAGAACTTGAATACTTAGATGTAAAGCGAGAACTTGAATTAATCAAAGAAAAATTCGCTACTGAAAGAAAGCACCTGGAAGAAGAACATTTGAAACTCGGAGTAAAGCTTGAGAATGAGCATATGATTCAACGTGAGAAACTTAGTAAAAAGTTTGAGGCAGAAAAGCAAGAACTTCTTGAAAGTAGTAACAAACTTAAATCTTTAAAACAAGAATTAGGTGAATATGAGGATAAGTATTTAATGCATGAACATGGTCTTTATGAGCCCACTTTTGAATTCGATACCTCAGAAGGTTATAAAAACATGCTCAACACAATCAGATTAGAACAAAAAGATATGATTCGTAAAAAAGTTGCCACGAATCATCCAGATCAATACTTTGTTGACGGAGACAAAAAACGAGGTAAAGAGTTTGTTAATGACACTATCAAACTTTCTCTTAGGGCCTTTAACAACGAATGCGATGTAATAATTTCAAATGTTAAATCAACTAATCTTGAAAGATCTGGTGCGAATATCGAAAAAGCATTTAAACAGATTAATTCACTAACCGATATGCAGACTATATTTATTCGTAAACAATACCTAGAATCCAAACTCCGCGAATTATACCTTAAGTACGAATTCGAGGTAAAGAAGCAAGAGGAGAAAGAAGAACAACGCGTTATAAAAGAGCAGATGCGTGAAGAAGCTCGTGTCTTAAAAGAAATTGAGAATGCACGAAAAAAAGTAGAAAAAGAAGAAACCCACTTCCTTAGTGCAATTTCATCTATACGTATGAAAATTGAGCAAGCAAATGATATTGAAAAAACAGCGTTGATTTCAAAATTAGCTGAATTGGAAGCTAAGCTTGCCGAAGTCGAAGTAATTAAGAATGACATTGAGAACCGTGAAAGAAATACGCGTGCTGGTTACGTGTACGTCATTTCGAACATCGGTTCATTCGGTGAGCATGTCTACAAGATTGGAATGACGAGACGCCTTGAACCACTCGATCGCATCCGTGAGCTTGGAAGTGCCTCTGTACCGTTCACGTTCGACATCCATGCAATGGTCTTCTCAGAAGATGCCCCGACTCTTGAAAACAAACTTCATCATCGATTCGCAACTAAACGCGTCAACCAAGTGAATCTACGTAAGGAATTCTTCAAGGTTGAAATTGAACAGATCGCGAAAGTTATCAAGGAAGAGTTCGATGAAACACTTGAAATCACGTTGGCTGCACAAGCCGAAGATTACTACCGTACATTGCAGATGAGTGAAGCAGCAATTAGCGTAAGTAGATAAAAATTGTATACTGAAGTAATTATTTTTTTAATCAGAAAGGAAGATTTATTTGTCTTTTTTCAAAAGTACTGATGCTTTCATTAAAAATAATACAGGTTTGAGGCTCCCTCAAAAAAGAGCATACGAAGCCGTGTATAAGTCTGTTAAAGAGAACCCATTAGAGCATAAATTGGTTGTTCTGCCTACAGGAGTTGGGAAAACAGGACTTATAGGAATTCTTCCATTTGGTATTTCAGAGGGGAAAGTTCTAATTATTACACCTGGAATAATAATTCGGGAAGGAATTTCGGATGAGTTCGATACAAGAAGCGCTTTTAACTTTTGGGAAAAACGAAATGTAATCCTTAATAAAAATCATCTTCCTAATGTCTATCGATATAATGGATTTGAACGAGGTAAAACTGCTGCAAAAACGCGCGCTATCGACTTTATGAATAATGCAGATATCATAATTACAAATATTCACAAAGTTCATAGTAGTACATCTTCGCAAGCTCTCACTAGCTTACTATCAACAGACTTCTTTGACTTAATTATCATTGATGAAGCACATCATTCAGCAGCAGACTCATGGGTTAACGCTATTAATCATTTTAATTCAGCAAAAGTAATAAAACTAACTGCTACTCCCTTTAGAAATGATGAAAAAACAATCGAAGGTAAACCAGTTTATGAGTTCCCTATGAGTAAAGCTATTGAAATGAAATATATTAAAAACATCATCAATGATAAATACACTAATGAAAAGTTAGAGTTTGTTATTGAAGATAGAATTGTTAGTAAAGAAGAGGCACTTAAAGAAATGGATAAAGAATGGGTTACACGATCAGTAGCTTATTCACCAGAATGTAATCAAACAATTGTAGATATGAGTAAATCTACATTAATTGAAAAAAGAAAAAATGGAGGAGTCTTTCATCAAATTTTAGCAGTTGCATGCGGGATTGAACATGCTAAACAAGTAGCTGCTTTGTACAATGAATCCGGTTTAAAGGCTGACATTGCTACTAGTGACAATACAGAAGAAGCTACAAAGGCAATTATAAAATACAAACGAGGCGAGCTAGATGTTTTAGTAAATGTAAACATGCTTGGCGAGGGATTTGATCATCCTAATATTAGTATAGCAGCGATTTTCAGACCATTTCGATCACTTCCACCTTATGCCCAATTCATAGGTCGTGCATTAAGAAGAATACCTGAGACTGAAATGGACGAAATAAATAATGTCGCTCATGTAATTTATCATAGAGAATTAGAATTAGATGATTTATGGAATTATTACTCTGGTGAGGAACAAAAAGCTAAAGATCTACGAATAATTAGAGATAGTATTGATTACTCGGAAAGAGTCAAGTCATTCGATGTTGGAGAAGTGGCAATTGGTGGTAATGTATTAAAAAGTACTTCAGATTATTTAAACGATGGTATTGATCTAAAGTATGCTACGGCGATAAGTGAAGCTATCGAAGCAAAAAAACAAGAAATCTATACTACAGCTAAAAAACTAAAAGCAGAAATGGGTTTCACAAAACAACAGCTCGATGATTTTATTGATAGTGAATTAAAAAGACTTGATGAATCAATTGATATTCGTCAAAATGAGCAAAGAGAAGAATTGATTCGCGAAGAACTTCATTTGCTATACAAAGATCGATTGGAAACAACAATACAAACCTTATTTAGCGAAAGTTCTTTGAATATTAAAGGTAATGAGTTGCCCCGAAACAGTTCTAATGCTATGTATAAGAACCTTAGCACAAACGGTGCTTATGCAGCGATTTATATCAATTACACGATGAAGCAAAAATTAAAACGTTCAATTGATGAATGGCTCTCTCATGATTTTAAACAAGCTTTTGAAATCTTGCCCACCGTAATAGAATCACTCAATAAAAAAATTAAGGGGATAAAATTAAATGAATAACCAAATTATTGATGCAATATCAGAATTAATTTTATACAAAGGACCAAGTATGAATAAAATAATTGAAGATGCTCAGTTCAACAAACTAAACTATAATATTCATTCTTCTGAGGATCTAATTACTGTATCTGTCAACTCTAGTATTGAAGGTTTATTATCAATTACAGATATTTATGTATTTAATAAACATTTGGAATTGATTAAACGAATTGCTAAAACACCAAGAAATGAAAAAGTACTTTTTGATCGGTTAAATGAAATCAATAATTTAATTAATCAACTTAATGCTCATTCGCAAATGAAAGTATCATAAGTTAAAGCCCTTTTCAAAAGGGCTTTTTAATTTTTTATAGGGTGTACTTTTTTGTATAACAAAAAAGCTTGATGAATGAGGAGCTGCACCTCATCCATCAAGCTTTTGATTAACCTTCTGTTTCGTTCTCCAGATCATCAACTGGGATGAACCACGCTCTCAAACCGTAATTCTTCGCCCACATTTTTTGTTGGGTTTTTGGATTAGTACGCCAAGGGCGGAACACCCCGTAACATCCGTATTTTTCACTATAATACAATTTAGCCATATATATCATTTCCCTTCTTCAACAAGTTAGTACTTGTAGAAGGGCCGAATATTTTGTTATCATAAACTCGTACACGACTCGGCAAAGTATGTACAAGATAATGATGCAGCAAACAAAATGATGTATCACTTCTTCGTCGGCCCTCTACAAGGGCTTTTTTTCGTTTTCATTGATCTTCTCCTCATTTCTTTGAATTATTGTATCGATGTTTTGCTGCTTCTCTTGATAAATTAAACTTAAGCATAATTTCCGTTTGTGAAAGATTTCCGATTAAATGTGTCGGCGCTAGTAACTCTCCAGCAAATTCGTTCGCCTGCCATTCGGGATCTTTGAATGCTGGTATGGAAACCGGCGCCCCTCCTCTTGCCAATCGTTTAATGCCTCGATGTAAGCATACATGCCCTATTTCGTGAGCCAAAGTAAATCTGTGTCTAGGATTGCCGTTTAATGCGGCTTCATATACATCTTCTCGAATTCGAAGCTCATTTAATTCAGGAAGAAAAAGTGCATATTCGTACATTTTATGTTCCGGAACTATTAAATACGAGAAATCTTCGAATGCCTCTGAAAGACCAACTTCAATCAGATTAAATATATCTATATTTTCCTCATCTGAAACATGAAAAAGATTTCGAATCAAAAATACATAAGATCTTATATCTCTCCTAGACATAGGATTTGCTACAAAATGTGGTTGACTCACTAGGCATCACCTTACTTTCTATCGAATATATTTAGAATCTCCTTTAATTCTTTAGAACTAATATCATTTTGCTTTCTGGCCAAAGCCATTAGTACTTGTTGATTATTTTCGCCTATTTCTTCGGTTTTAAACTTTATTAAACCCTCTGTTTCATAAATACTTTCCTGAAGTAAAAATCTCTCGTCCTCATTAAGATTATATAATTCAGTTATTCTACCGACCCAGTCTTCTGGAATTGCACGTTTTCCATTCTCTACTGCAGATAGATAAGAAAGCGTAACTCCCAATTTTGTAGACATGTCTTTTAAAATTTCATTGTGGTCAATTCTAATTTTTCTGCAGAATTTACCAAACGGAGTTATCAATGTTACCCCTCCCTCTCAATTCAACCTCTTCATCCGAACCCCTCGGTGTTATTACATTCTTTATATTACACAACAACAAATAAAAATTCAACATTTTTGTATAATTTATTTCTGTGTTTAAGTTTTTTTTCATCTTCTACTACTAAACGATTACTGATATTCGAATTTTCTACAGATTATATGGATAAATTTGATAAGATGAGAAAGAAGGAACGTCCTTGGTCAAGCAGGAAGGGGTGTAGCCATGGCGAATATTAAAAAGAATCCGAAGACTGGTAGATGGGAAACCAGGATAAGCCTCGGCTTCGACGAGCGTGGAAGACGTATCCAGCGCTTTAAGAGCACGACCACGAAGCGAGAGCTAGAGTATTGGATGGCCGAGTTACTCAAGGAACGTGAAAGTGGAGCAATCAAGAAAAAGCGGGCAAAGTTGACCGTCGCGGATCTCCTCGCGATTTACTTCGAACGCCGCGCTCCTCAGCTCGCAAAAGCGACGCTCTATAATCGTCGGAAGATCTCTGTTCTGCTCGAGAAGGAACTGGGCGCAATGAAGATCGAGAATGTCCGAACGCATCATCTAGCGGACGTCTTAGTGAAATATGCCGAGATCCGGAACTGGAACCCGAACAGCTACAACACGATGATGCAACAAGTCCGTGCCTTCTTCCGTTATGCCGTCGAGATGGAATACCTGAAGGAAGACCCAGGTGCCGGGCTTGCGCAGGACCGGCGACGTGCCGTCAAGAATCATCAGGTATGGAGCCAAGAGGAATGTGAGCGATTCATCGAGACGCATGAGAACGAACTCCGTGCCCTCCCGATCATTTTGATTCTGCATACAGGGATGCGTATCGGCGAAGCCGTCACCTTACGTTGGTCGGACATCGATTTCGAGGGACGTACGTTGCTCATCAAGCGCTCCATCGCGGACCACAACCGTTCCGCCTATCAAAACGAGAAAGCGCCGAAGAATGGTCATTCCCGACTCGTCGCACTCAGTGATGCTGCTGTCGACTACCTGAAGAACATGAAACGGGTCCAAGCGGCGCATCAATTAAAGCAAGGGTATCGGAACGAGGAGGAGTACGTCTGCCTGAACACCCTCGGAAGACCGTTCAGTTCGACGATCGCCCATCGCGCGTTCAACTGGCTGACGGAGCTCGCCGGTGTTCCGCGGATCCGCATCCACGACCTACGCCATACCCACGCCACCCTCCTCCTCGAGCAGGGTGTGCACCCGAAAGTTGTACAAGAACGACTCGGTCATGCGAGTTATGCCATAACGATGGATTTATACAGCCATGTCAGTGTAAAGTTGCATCATGAGGCTGCCGAAATGCTCGTTTTCAAAAAAAGTGTGCAATAA